GGCTGGACAATCAACCAGCTTTGGAGGCATTACGATATTACCGGGAAGGACTGCCCCAGGTTTTTCGTGAATGATGCTACGGCCCAACAGTATGGATTCACCAGCGCAGCAGACGGGTGGAAGCAATTCAAGATAGACGTAAATAACCAATTAGGGGGTAATTTTAAAATGGCTAACAGTAACAGCCCTAGCGCATGGGCAAAGCAGGCTTGGGAATGGGCAAAAGCAGAAGGGTATATGGATGGCGAAAGGCCGCATGATACGGTCACCAGAGAAGAGCTCGCGGCCGTTTTGTACCGCTTAAAGGAGGTGAAATAATGATGAACGAATTCATGACGATTGAAATGCTAGCGACATTCGCAGGGCTTACCGCAGCTGTAGCACTGATAGTACAGTTCACGAAGTCTATCGTGAAGAATAACTTTGCTGATGGAGCAGTCAGACTGTATACCTTCATAGTAGCTCTGGTCCTAACTTTCATTTTCGCGAAGTCAGGCGCAGGTATAGAAGGCATAGTGCTCACCGTGATCAACTCAATACTCGTATCTATCGCAGCTATGGGAGGGTATGAGGTAGTAGCAGACCCGAAAGCAAGAAAGGAGAAACCAGAAAAGTAGTGTAAAATAACAAAAGGAGCGGTATAAAAACCGCTCCTAATACAAAAATGCAGAAAATAGTAGAACAATTCCTTAAAAAGGTAATCTAAAAAGCTAAATCATAATAATACAAGATAGTGATGTTTTAAGTCCTTGAAAGGTAAGCTAAGGATTTAGCAAAAACTTGCTAAAACAATATAAAAATAACTATCGTTTTGAATCCTAAAAGGAGAAACCTAAAATTATTAACTAAATTAAGTATATAACAGGTGATATTACTTGTCAAATCTATTTTATATAGCCTATTTATTACCATTTCCATTACAATGCTTTACGAGCCATCAAATTTTAATTTAATCTTACAAGCATATAATTAGTCCAATAAAATATTTAAGATTGGTTTATCAGCCATTATATAAGCCAATTTTGGGGAGCAAGCAATAAAAAAAGAGGCCATCAATCGGCCTCTAACTTTTTCACCTCTTCTGCTATGACATTCGTCGGCGGATATACTCCGCTCCGGCTGATGGTGCCGCCGGACAAGTCGACAGCCTCCTCCGCTAGGCTTTCCCCGTTCGGGATGTCCTCCGTGATGTTTTTCTTTCTGTATATTATTTCGGCCCGGAAGCTCTGCACATTCACATAGAGTTCCGGCATGCCATCCCCTTTCTCGAACAAGGCTACCCATTCCGCTGCATTATACAGCGGTACAGCCTCGTTCGCGGTTATATATTGTTGAATTAGAGACCGTACCGTTTCCGATACGGTCTTATGTTTTCTGTTGCAAATTCCTTTGAGCTTCTCCGCCTCCGCCGTTGTTATGCGGATACGGAGAAAATTATCTAATTTAATCATGTTGTCCCTCCTCAAAATGATGTAGGGCGTATCGGCTACGCCCAGATTTCTATATGATATATGTTTCCTCGCCGTGCCAACCTTTTGCTTCCTTTTTTTGACGGGCTCTGATCTCGTGGAGCCTGTTTCCGCACTCACGCAGTGTGGTCAATCTGGCCTCCATTTCTTCTTTTGTATATTGGTATCCAATATACAACCTATAGGCAGAAGTGCAGTTATACCGAATAAGGAGCTTGCGACGAGGTTCAGGTCCAAGCTCAGGGCATGGCTCTATATATACATGTGGGAAGCCGCGCAAGTATTCATCCGGGAGGCCTTCCTTCTCCATCGCGCCCCTGATATCCTCCACTTCATACATGAGCCCATGCTGCCGATCCCATATCTTTTCGAGTTTGATTTCTATTGCCATTTTTACATCTCTCCTTTATTTTTTATTACGGGCGTATCGGCTACGCCCGGATTCCTAGGCTATATTAATTTCGAAAAATTCTATATTTACGCCTTCCGGTAAGGTCGTAGCACCTTCCGGCAGACGGCAACCCATAATCTGGGCAACGATAAGAGTATCACCCCGATTCAAATGAACATTGATACGGTTCATGGGGACATTCATCCCCAGTATGTTCGATAGTACATTCGCCGTATCTTGATGACTTACAGCGGAATCGAAATCCGCTGTTTTGACTTCCTCTGCTGATATCTTTTTGATTCTGACATCAGCAGGGAAATCATGTATCATTTGGATAGAAAATGCATTGCAAAGGTACATTATAATTCCTCCTTATAATATTTTTTCTACCCTTCTCTTATGTAACTCCTTACCAAAATTAGGGCCGGACACATCCTTAATGTCCGAACTATCTACGCTAGCCATTATTTGGTTAACGTTATTGATAAAGTAGTCAGCACCAAATGCGTTACTTACCGCTGATGCTATTTTTGCAATCTCTACAATACCAAGATTACTTTTATAGACATGTTCAGCAGTAGTAACTTTTATGTTGGCTGACGCATCCTCAAAGAATAGAACATTTGGTAGATTATTGATAACATCTCTTGCACTCTTTACCCATGACACAGGTAAAGTTATTTTACTTTTTACCTTATGTAAATACTCTGCATCTAAATTATTTGCAAATAAAGATGCAAACCGGGTATCTACATATGAAGTTTTATTACTTACTCTTTTTAGAGTTGTCATAGTATCCCTAAAAAGATTTATATTTTTAACCCTTAATATTCCAACGTCTTTTAAGGTAGTGAAGAATAAAACCGGGTCTTCACCTCCTAACGCCTTCCGTAATTCCTCAAATATCCGTTCTTTAGGTAAGGAATTCACTTCATTCTTTAAAGATTCCATTAACTTTAATGTAGACGGCTCTACCGTAAATCCATATACGGCAGCAAACCGAGCCGTTCTAAACACCCGCAAAGGATCTTCAGAAAATGCAGCTGACACAGCTCTAAGTGTATGACGCTGTATATCCTCTATACCATTGAAAGGATCAACATAAGAGTTCTTAAGGATATCCTTAGCAATGGCATTAATTGTTAAGTCTCTCCTTTTTAGATCCTCTTCTATTGATATATCAGGAGAAGTATATATTTGGAATCCCTTATATCCTCTCCCTTTTTTCCGCTCTGTCCTTGCCATAGCAACTTCAGAGGTTTCACCGGTAATATTCATTCTATATACCGGAAAAGATTTTCCTTTCAAGGTTGCATTAGGGAATAGTTGCTGAAATGTCTCAGGCATTAATCCCGTAACACAATAATCAGTATCGTGTACCGGCCTGCCTATTATTTCATCCCTTACAGCACCGCCTACGATATACGCCCTTCCACCGGCGTTATCAATAGTTGTTGCGAATTCCCTTTTGTCCATTTTCTTTCCCACCTCCATTTAATTTTATATAGTTTCCTACGACATCCCGGTATTATATTGGAATGTTTCGGATCAGTACCGCTGATCACTCATCAAGTAGGATAATAATATCTAAATAATTGCTTCCCATGCCATCATTGATATATATAGGTGACATAGAGGTACCATTATTATACATTTTGACATTTCCTTTTCAGGTTATGACCCATAGTGTTTATCAAAGGTGCACCGGTCATATTTTGTTATTTATATTTTTACTTTTTAATTGCATAAAAAAATCAAAAA